TACCCATTTTTGAGCTAATAGTAGAAATGCTATTGTTTACTTGGATAGTTGTTTTAGCTAAATCATTAAAATTGTCTATATTGTTAATTTGATATAGTATACCCTTTGTCTTCGTATCAGAAGAGACTAGCTTTTCTATTTCACCTATGCCGCCATTAAGCTGCTCCTCTTTTATCGAAAACGTTTTCTCTATGGCCTGTAAGTCTAAATCTTTTTGATCTGTAAGACGCCTTACTTCGAGATCGTTTTTTGCTTTTGTCTTTCTTATTTCCGCCTCTATCTCTTTAGTGCGAGGCCCTTCGCCAGGTTTGCCTGTTGTCTGTCCACTACGGACACCCTCTTTTTCATCTATAGCTGTTTGCTTTACAGATAAAAGATCATTATCTAAATGAGATATATCTTGATTGTGTTTGTTGTTAATCCCTAAGATTGCTTTGTCTTTTTCTTTTTGAAGACTTGTTTTTTCTTCTTCGATTTTGCCCCGCGCAGCTGTATTGAAATAATTAACTTTCTCTACAAGTTCAAACTTAGTAGAGATTAATGCTTGTCTAATACTTGTTTCACTATAAAACCCAACAAAATCAAAAATGGCTGGTAGTACACTTATGGCAAAACAAAGAATTGCATGCTTTAACTCAAATCTTTCATTACCAAATAAAACTATTTTAATACAATACGGCAGCCCGACAACAGATAAACTAGCTAAAAAAACAAAAAGCTTATTCCAGTCCGGCAAAATTAGGCTTAAAGCGTGGAAAGCAAAAACAATTGCCACAACCATGACAACACCATAAACATAGTTTAAGAGCTGGCTAGCCAATTTATTTTTGGTTGAAAATCCAAATAGTGTAGGATATAAATGGTTAGAGATCAACCGTCTTGAATCTAAAATAGGAATCATCTGTTAATTATTTATTAGAATTAAAGCTCGATATCCTCAAAAGAGGTATCGCCAATACTAGTATCTCTTGCACCAATTTTATATGCACTAATCTCTGTTTCTTGTGGTGCGACCTGAACTTTGCTACTATCTAAGTAACTATCTAACCAGCCTGCAATAGGGTTGTCTTTTTGATTAAAAATTTTCTTATACCCCAAAGATCTAAGTCTACTATCACATAGCCATTTTGCATATCCACCTAGAACATCAGCATTTAATCCTAGTAGCGATCCTTTACTAAACAAATATTGAGCCCATTCAATTTCATTTTTTGCTGCTTGTTCGTAGTAAGCGTAAATTTTATCTTCACTCTTTTTTACAATTGAGGTAAACCCCTCTTTATCTTCTTCTTTCAGGATTTTAATCAAGTTCTGAGTAGTGGCGTAATGTAGGGACTCATCTCGTTGAATAAATTTAATAATTTTTGCATTACCTTCCATTATACCTCTGTAGCCAAAATAAAATGAACAAGCAAAACTAACATAAAAAACAAGACCTTCCATGCAATTTACAGCTAATATACAATCAAATACTTTTTGTTTTAAATCCTTTTTTGTATCATCGCCTAGTATTTTATCAAAATTATTACGAATAAGTTCTGCTCTCGAAACTATTTCTTTATCTTCCATAATACTATCAAAAAAAGAAGACGCATCTGGGTGTACATTATTGAGTAAATAAGAATAACTATAACTATGAATACCTTCAAACCGCTGCCAAGTATTCATGCATATCTCTAGCTCAGGATTGGAAACATAATCTTTAAGAGAGTGAATAGAGCGAGATAACATACTATCACCGAGTGTTTGAAATTTCAAATTCATGTCAAATACAAATCGCTGCTCGCCTTTTAACTCTCTATAATCATTTCGATCTTTCTGTAGAGATATTTCATGTGGCCACCAAAAAAATTCTTCTTGTTTTTTAAATAATTCAAAAAAGATGGGATATTTAAACCTATCATACCTCTGTAGGTTTAGATCTTCACCAAAAAAGAGCGGTTGTTTTGTATAGTCAACGTTCTTAAGATTGAGAACACTCTTCATAATACAATTATAATATTAAAGCTTACAAGCTCCACTAGAGCAGTCAGCTTCCTTATTCATGGACTGCTCTTTATCACCGTCGTCTGTGTTGTTGTAGTAAAGAGAGATAAGTCCCATACTATAAGCATACATAATTTCCTTCATGACTTTACTATCCGGTAAAATGTGGTTGTCGTAGTGACTGTAATTATAGTAAAGATTTGTTGATATGGCCATATCGATATATTTTTGAATTACTGCATTTATATTAATGAGCCCGGTATTATCGAGCATACTATACGCGAGCTCATAGTTTTTATCATATTTTCCAATACCTGGTACAAGAACAGGTAATTTACCCATCTTAGATGTCTTAAACGTTACTAGTGAGCGTACGGGTTCTATACCATTCGTAGAACTCTGAATAACGGAGCTTGATTCACATGGCATTATTGCTGATAGAGTACTATGTCTTAGACCGTTCTTCTTGATCTCTTCTCTTAGCTCATTCCAAGGAAGCGCGAGCTTCCGCTTTACAATATCATTTACTTTCTTTTTATACGTATCTATCGGTAGGATACCTTTAGCATATTTTGTATGGCTAAATTTATCGCATTTACCTTTTTCTTTTGCTAACTCCATACTAGACTGTAATAGGTAGAATTGAAAATGCTCCATCCATTCATCTATTAAGCCGAGCGCTTCTTTCGAAGAATATTTGCAATTATTTCTCGCTAGAAACGCAGCAAGATTTGTTATTCCTACACCTAAACTTCTACGTTTTTTAGCAAAATTAGATGCAGCAGTGTTGAAGTAATCTTGAATATCTATAATCTCATCTAAAAATCTAACTACTAGATCACATGTCTTTTCTAAATCTTGCCAGTTTTTAATTTCAAGCATATTAATAGCTGATAATATACACATGCCGATCTCCGCTTCTGGATCGTGATAATCTTTTAGAGGGATATACGGTTGTATTACTTCTGTACAAAGATTAGACATTGTAACCTTATCTTCCCACGAGCTGTGCTCGTTTGCAGTGTCGACATTTAAGATATAAATTCTTCCTGTCTCTACCCGCTCTTTTACAATTAAAGAGAATAATTTCCGTGCTGATACTTTTTTCTTTAATTTAATTTTTTTATTATTCTCGCATTCTTCATATATTTTGTCAAATGCTGGTGTACCCCACGCCTCCCAAAGTTCTGGTACTTCATGCGGGCTAAACAATACAACATTTTCGTTTTTAAGAACTCTATCATAAAATAGTCTCGACATTCCAATAGTGTAATCAAGTTTTCTTACTCGGTTATCATCTGTGCCAGCATTATTTTTAAGTACAACAACATCTTCTATTTCATAGTGCCACCACATTAGATTGACAGTAGCACTCCCACCTCGAATAGAATTTTGCTGCCACGCTTTTACTGAGGCTTCATATATTTTTAAAAACGGAATTAAACCTGTGTGAACAACATGGCCGCCATTGACGGAAGCGCCCAGCGCTCTTATTTTTGATACATCTATACCTATCCCGCAACGGGAAGCAGTTGCTAATGAGACTGCTGTACCAGAAGCTGTAATAGATTCTTTCGTATCATCGACACCAATCAAACAACAACTAGCATACCCACGTGACGTAGTACGTACCCCCGCCATAATAGGGGTTGGAAGATTTATTTTATGCTTTGAGATGGCATCGTAAAATCTTTTAATATAATTCATTCGCGCCTCTTTAGGGTAATTAGCAAAAGCATAAGTAGCGATTAGAATATATGCAAACTGCGGAGTTTCATATATAATATTGGTAACTCGGTTCTTTATCAGATATTTGTCGCAAAGTTGCTTTATGCCTGCGTATGTAAAGATAAAATCTCTTTCATGATCGACCCATTCCCCTATCTTATTAATTTCATCTTCGGTATATTTTTCTAAAATTAACTCATCATAAATCTTCTGTCTCACACCACCATATACCATATCTAGAAGACGTGGTGGGTGCTTTCCGCCCCAAACATCTTTTCTAAGCTGGTAATTGAGCAATCGCGCTGCAACATATTGATAGTTCGGTGTTTCAGCAGAGATGAGATTTGCAGCTGCTTCAATTATGCTTTGATGTATATCCCTCGTGGAAACACCATCAGTAATATTTAATTTTGCATTAATCTCAATATCTGACAAACTAACACCGGAAATCCCCTCTATGGCCCAGCTTATAATTTTATTAATTTTTTCTATGTTGAATTTTTCTGTTTTTCCGCAACGTTTTTTGACTTGAATTTGTGTGCTCATACTACGAAAAATATTTTATATTTATACTCTTTTTTAACAGTAATTTTTTTTTTTAAAAAAAAGTTTTATTAAAGCTTTTTCTTGTGATTAATTAGCGCAAATAGATAAATATTACCGATTCTCTGAAAGTTAGGTATAACCATTTTGTTGTTATAGAGCGATTCGTCAATTGTCGGAAAAAACCTATTTAGATAGTTTATATCAATTGGATAAAGCCCGGGTGAGAAATGTAAAAAACATGTTAAGCAAGAAAGCCCGCTAAGAGTTAATAAAGCGTTGTATTCTCCAATATTAATGCGCTGTTTTTGTGTCAATACGTCAATAAGCTTATGGTTGGGTGAGGCTTCTCTTAAGATACCGTAAAGTTTATAGACCCCGTTATTTGTATTAAAAGCAAATCGTGTCGGGTTTAACTTTTTGTGTATTGAGAGTCTTTCTTCATCATATCTATTTTTAATAATATACCCAGCAAAAAAATGATGAGAAAAGTCTTCTGGAAGGTGTGGGTACTCAAGTACCGGCTGCTGTTCAGCTAACTCGTAATCTAATACTATCTCCATATACACATAGTAACTGTAGATAGTTAAAATTCAAGAGGAAAACTTTAATTAACCGCGAAAAGTTGATGTTAGTAGAAAGGAAGGAAGTTTAAATACTTTCCCGTAATTCGTATTACCTTGACGTATAACAACTGTGGCCCTATCACCGGTTACTATTGGGCCAGAAACTAAAGTACCGGTAAATCTAAGGGTATTATATTGATTACCCGTCTTGGCATCAATACACTTAAGGGATGTACCATCGCTTGTGACGGTAAATATCTTATCACTCATATATCATATTTATGAAAGCTTTAACGTCAGAATCGGTGGATTGATGGGTAAAAGATGTTAATTCGGTAAACATAGTATTTCGTCTGACACCATATTCATTTGTGGTTATAGCAAGTAATACGTCTTCTGGGACTGAAGGTAAATCTTCTGTTACCTCAAACTGCTGTCTAACCTGCTCTACTGCATACCCCCGGGATAATAGATCTCTTGCCTCTTTACAAATATAACTTCTGTGAAGCTCTTCCACCGTACCAGCTTTCTCTAGTTTTTTTTTGTAATAATCTGCTGTTGCAGCTAATACCCTACCGGTGACAATACATTTAAGTTTTCTCGTTTTCACTTCAATTCTTTGTTTGTGCATAAGCAATGTTCATGATAAGGGCAAGGCCTGCAGCGACCACTCTTGCTAAATTCATTATTATAATAAACATCCGGTCTAATACATGTGCCCCCATTAGGTATCTGACAGCCATTCTTTCCACCTGTCATTTCTTGAATCCATGTCTTTTTACAAGTTTTCATTTTTTCCTGCTGCTCGTACCAGTCTCTTTCATTCTTCTGAGTTTGTAGTCTTAAGGCTTCTTGCTCTGTAGAAGATAAATGTTTCTTTCTTTTTTTACCTGTTTTCAATAATTTTAATTTGTACAGGACTTCAAAGTCTACCTGGTTTGTGCTCTTACTGTTGAGCTGTTCTCGTACCTGATCAATAGTAAATCCTGATTTCAATAGTTTTGCAGCAGGTCTTGAAACATAATATTTCTGTAAATTCTCAATTGTGCCAAATTTAGCCAGCCTATTCTTTAAAGCGGTGCTATTGAAATACTTCTCTTCTTTTGTTATAATACAGCTAATTGTTGCGCCTTTCATTAAGTTGGTATTATAATTACAGCTGTAAATAAATCAATTATACTAAATATATAATATTATGGCTGACCCTATTACACGGATTGTATTCAGAAGAGGTTTGGAGGCAGAACGTTCTAGCTTAACGTTGTTGCAAGGAGAACCTGGCTATGCAACAAATTCAAAACGCTTATATATTGGTGACGGTGTTACAGCTGGTGGTGTCCCGGTCGGTATAAAGAATCTTGGGGTTGTTACATTTGGACCCGTGGTATCAAATCTAACTGTCACACAGGCGTCCTTAGCTCCTGCGGTTGGTGATATTGTGTTTGATACTACCTCTAGTTTTATATATGCATTAACTGCTAGTGACTATACTCTAGTATCCAGTTTTACAAAATACGGTGCAGCTGCTCTACCTGATGAGGTGACAATAACTGATGATAATGGTAGCTTGGCTGTTAAAACAGGCTCACTAGATGCTACATACTTGCAGAGTGTTGCAATAGGTAGAGGTTTGGAGCGAGTATCCGGTGATCAAACAGTACGCATAGCGGACCCGGGCCCAGAATTAACGTTTAGTGGCAACACACTATATATTTCTCCTGCCGGTGTTACAAATGAGAAACTAGC